CTAACATCAGTGCCTACTACAGAATTGGCATTCTGTAAAGCATCAACTGAATCAAACCGCAATGTTCCCATGTCGGTAAGATCTGCTAGTGAGGTAATATCTATTTTCTGTTTATGATATAAAAATGGTAACTTAAGGGTACCTCCTAAATTTTCTTGTGGTCGTATATAAATATGGGGTCGTTGTGAATAGGGTACAAGTTGGTGAGTTCCACCGACGACTGGTAAAATCGCACCACCTCCAAATGAGGTAAGTGGTTTGTATGATACCAATCCTAAACCATAATAAAATGGCGATGCATTAACTTTAACAGATATGTTCAATGAGCATTTCATTCTAGAAAAACCTCTCAGTTTGTCTCTAATATTTGCTCGGTCAAAGAATAATGCCCAAGGATTAATCGTCGCGTTTAATTGAGCTCCTTCCTGCCAAATAGTATTATATATTTCAACAGGCCTTTCTAAGAAAGAACCTAATTCAGCAGAGGAAGTAGTTCCATAATCAAACGAACTATCGGGTTGGGACTCTACTTTATATTCGAATCCTGGATCTGAATCAACAAATTCAAGTTGTTGTTCAGTATCCATGTGTGATGTGATTTCGTTCACATCTAACGATTTATTTTGATTAGTTTCAGGCGGTATTAAAATTCTAGAGAATACCCATTCTTCTAGAAAGTTTATTATAACTTATGTGGCTTACCATACCACGGTGTTAAAGTAACACTTTGAGGGTCGCTCTGGTAATTTTATCAAATTTCTCCTTCTAAGTTGTCGTGTTATAATAAAAGTAAGACAAAGTAGTGTATATAGAAATTCAACTGGTGTTTTGGTTTAAATGGACATCACCAATGCCCAGTTGGCCCCTAATGGGCCTTCCACACATTTACCAACTCGTCAAAAGTTGGTAAAGGTTCGAGTAGGTAGTCTGTGAGACCTTCCTCGAGTATGACCTTTGTGAAGAAGTCATACATTTCTTCGAATTTTTCTCTTCCCCAATAGAAATATTCTCTCAGTGCACCACGAAAACTTTCAATGGTTTGCACCTCTGGTAACATATTACCTGAAGCCACCCACACAGTGAGTGACTTTTCGATAGATTCCATTTCCAAAGGACAAGCCATATCATCTAATTCGGACATATACACCCAATATCTTTTGAGAAAAGACACAGTGCTAATGTCCACATAGGGTACGCTCTCAGATGTTTTGTCAGGCATAGTATACACAATACTATGTTTTGCCAACTCATCTCTAATGGTGGTGTGATTATACCAAGGTACGCGTTTGGAAACGCCTAATACATTGTCATCCCCATATGTGAGCAAAGCTACATTCTTCTTGAAGCTTGCTACTTCCTTTGCGGGATTCAAAACATAATAGGTATACCTCATGTACAAACTGTTTACTAATCCATTAATAATAACAGTTAATCCATGGCCAGATGAATTAAGATCATGAAATTGGACTAAGTCGCCGTTGAGATTGGTTATTGGATAAACAATATCAGTCATTATGCCTCGGAGGCACATAACATCTTCATCATCATAATTACCAGAGATCACACAAATGCGTATGACTATTTGAAACGCCGCAAGAATAAATTCTGCAGGCATCATTTTGTCAAAAGCTTTGTAATCCCCAGCAACCATCTGGGTGGTACCAAACTGAATGAGGTGTCGATAAACAACACCCCAATCTTTCGAATGGCAATTCAAACCGGGGCACAGCTCACAAATTATGCGGTTGTTCTGTAAGAGTCTTACTATACTCATAGTGAACTTGCGCATAACTAACAAGCCATCTAGTGGCATTGCCGAAAAGACACGTGTTTTACCCAACTTTGCTTTTTCAAAAGTTCTGGGTTCATCTTTAAGATGGGCATTGAATACTATCATCGCTCTCTCCCCTTGGAGGTAGCAATCTTCGATTTCTGCCATTCTACTATGAATTTCCGGCGTGACATCTATTGGGTTTTGATAATCATCATAAGGCTCTATATCTACCGTATAGTTCTTCTTAGTCTGATTCCAAGGATGTCCTGCACTAGTACGTTTGTTGATACTTTCAATATAACAAACTCCTGGTGTACCATTAATTGTAGAAGCCATGTCGTATACATGTACCTCTCTCTTAATGGTTGGTAAACCAACACCCTTCACAATGTCTGTGAAGAATGCATCTGCACAGGTCTGCACAACCTGAGCATCGAATGTGGTGTCAGTTTTAACAGCATCTAACAAGCACCTATACCATGGCCAATACGATGTTGTATCGGGTTTGGTGTACTTAGCTAAAATGCCATACTCTACCATGCGATCATGGCACAAAGTATTAACAACCTTGGACTTGCCCGTCGGGCGATGTCCAATGATAGTTCCAAATATCTCTATTCTACCGGGAGTTTCAAGATATCTCAAAGGAGACTTTCTATGGATAATTGGTGATAATACTTGCTTTGCAGTGCTGGATTCTAATTTCAGCGTACCTTCAGACAAAGGACCAAAAGGGTCCAATTTATCGAGATTTCGCTTTATTTGTTCTCCAGTTACAGAATGCATATACACTATGCCATCTGCTGAGCCTACATGAATACCTAATAACATAGGTACACCACATAAGGCTAGACACACTGATCCACAATCGCCACGCTCTGTGCGTTGGCTTTTGTTGGTAGCTCTGTACAACTGCTGTACAGACTTTCCCAATGCTGGTAACAATGTACTGTAGGCACTGATAGCTTCTAGTTGGTGTTTAACTAGATTGCCGTCTGGGTTCCTACCAATATATTGCCCCTTGAGCTGATTTCTAATCTGCTCACGTGGAGGAAAGTACTTAACTATGTCCTTCTTGGCACACAATGTATGTATTTTCACAAAAGCGAGATCTGAGTCGCCTTCTGCATAAACATTATACACTTGCCACTGATATTCTTTGATATTATCAGATGGTATGTTGCCACGTATAGAAACTGTACAGTCCTCAGTGGGTAAGGTATGTTTACAAAACATATATGAAGTACCAGATAGGCACACTCCTTTCGCAAAGTGTTCTTCTCCGTCCTTCATAAATATAATAACGATCGAGTTTCTCTCAACTTTCTTCGTTAAAACGTCAACTGTAGTACAACGTGATTGTATTGTGCTATCAATTGGTGCTAATGTTATGTCCTCGTCATACCACACGTTCACCTTTTCATCAGGTCGTGCAAGTGGTTTGGAACCACGACTTCCTTCAACTTCAGTGAACTTCGTACCCAAAGCAGCTAAAACCATTGTAGCAGTGCAATATTGCAATGCCACGGCAACTACAGTGGGTGTCATAAAGAAATCATAAGCCTGTTTGCCTAAATTCTTGAACCATTGAAGATTTACATCTCCTATTTGTTCTTCGAACTTTTGTGCAGCCCATTGCTTACAATTTCTGTACTTCTGACCGATAAACCCTCTAGGGTCCTCGACCGCTCCAACGATCCGTTGCATACCATGCATCGTTCTGCGATATCCTGGTGCATTCTCATGCACATCGTTGATAAGACCTACAACCTTTTCCACAGTGTGTTCCTCCTCAAAGGTGTCTGCTGCGGCACTGGCTGCTTGTGAAATCTTTCCAATTCTGTACATGG